TTAGAAAATTGTGTTTTTGTTACTTGGGTATTTCCACCATATGTGTTTCTAACAGCAGCATAAAGTTGTGGATAGTCTCTGATGTTTAAGGTTCTACCATCGCAATAAAGATATCCTTCATATGAATATTCCGGAGATCTAACAGCATTGTCAGAATTTACATCAACCAAAGACGTTACAATAGATCCTATCGGGGCATGTTTCCCGTTAGCATCACTCATATAATTTGATAATTTATTTCTGTATGAGACAGTCATTTAGTATTTGATTAGAAACTCTTGGACAATGTATGGTTGAATAAACTGATCTGCTTTATTTTCAGTGTTTACATCAACAGAAATTGTTGAAACAAGTGGAGCAGCTGGAATAAACGTTGGTCTTGTATTTACAACATATGTATGTGGTTGAGCAGAAAAGTTAATGAAGTGACGGTGGGATCCATCATTTCCAAACGCGGTTGTTTGATTAATAACATTATTGACTGCAGCATAAGTATCTCTGTCACTATCAATATTCGCATCGAATGGAACATTTAAGTGAAAAGTTGTAGTTTCTTGTTTATAATTTGCTTCTAATGATTGAAATCCATTAATATTTTGACCGTTTAATCCTCCAAGAACACAACCAAGAGCAATAAGTTGAGAGCATCTTTGAGCATATGTTCCGCTATAAGTTATACTTCCACAAACAGATGTGTTTACGCTACCGCCAAAATTACATCCGCCATTACTTCCACTGGCCATTGGAAAATTACAAGTATAACCAGATGGTATTAAACATTCACTAGATGCCCTAAATCCACAACCGCCAGCCACACAACCACCATAGACAACATTTTCACACCCTGGATTTGATATGTATGGAACAAGACCTCTCGCAGCAGCAAAATCTCTTGTTGCTTGATAATAACAAAGATCTTGTCTTGTATTATTTGCCCAGTTAATAACACACAAAGTAGATTTTCTAGTGTAAGAATTTCTTCCAAATGGACTAAATTCATTACCAGATGGGGCACGAACTCTGGTTCTCGTTCCATCATGGAAGTGTGCGTGCGGCATAAATCCATTTGTAAGAACATCAGTAATTTCAGTATAATTACCAGTTGATCTTGTAAATCCTGGTTCTCCAGTTATTTGAATTTGCTGTGCTGGTAAGAAAAAATCTCCCTGATATTGTATTTCATATAGTGTTCCAATATTGCTTTGAACTTCCAATCCAACACCAGATTTTGTTATTTCATTATCATTATCATCTTGAATGTACAAATCAATGTAGTCACCGAGGTTGGCACCACTTGAAGCACGTAATTTTTTTGATCCAAAATCTGGAACTTGAAATTGATTATCTAAAAGAGTTACGTTTGGTTTTCTATATCTTGACTGAGCTCCAGTGCCAAGAATTTCTGCCAGTTGAGGGAAAACTTCAGCAGAGTAAATAGTACCATCACAACGCAAATAACCAGATGGCAAATCGTCTACTGTAACTGGATCTGCCGGATCATTTGAAGATAATTGTTTTGACCAGTTAATAATCGTACCGGTCAAAGTTCCAACTTTAGATTTTTCTCTGTTATAAAATACTGCCATTAGAATGCCCTCATTATAACCAGAGTAGTAAGTGATGGGGTATTTGGATTAATTTGAACACTCAATGCTTTATCAACACTCACTGGAGAAATAGTTCCTGTCGTCATATTATTTATGAGAATTGTTCCAGGAAGACGCATCTGACCCCTATTCATAGATATATCAACAGTGAAATGATTGTGTGATGCTAATGCTTCAGAATTCCACGTATCGGCATTATGATTGAGTGTAACTGGGTATGGTTTGGTGGCATCTTGTCCTCTTGTAGATGTTGGTTCGCTTGGAACATCAGTAGAAGCGTAGTGATTTCTTAATCCCTGATAAAGACCAGCTGGGGGAAATGGAGCAGTAACAGCTGGTTGCTGAACATTAATAATACATGTGTTTGGATCTTGATAATCAATAGTATTTCCATAACCAGGAATTGCCCTAGCAGCGCCAGGAATTACTGGAACAACTGGAGAAGCACTAGTAAAATCTCTAAAAGCATCCATTACAGGTAAGGTAAACGAAGCTTCATCATACCAAGTAACTTCAGCAGTTCCAGGATTAAATCTATCCGCCGTAGTTTCGCTTGGATTTACTGGCACAGAACTTACAGTTTGGAACTCTGCATCTTGAGTGTCAAAATTGCCTGCTTCAAAAAGCGCAACATAACCACCACCAACAGAAGTTGATGGATATGGACTATCATCTGGTTGAGCATGTGAGTGCGATGGTGTGTGATCAACTCCAAGTTTTCTTGGTATAGTTCTTATTGTGTCAAAAAAGGCAGGATCCTGTATGGCAATTCCAGTAACTTTTCCTGCTAATTGTGCGTCCGACTCGATTGAAAAATTAACATCAACATATGAAACAATGTTTGTTAAAGGAGCAGCATCTGATCCATTCTCTGTGATATATGTTCCAACTTTTGCTAGGTCGGACGGATTTAAACGAGATCCTTCTAAGTCAACAAGAGATGTATTGTTCAAATTTGGCAAATTAAAAACGTCATTTTCATCATACTCTGGATAACTGTTTGCTATTCCAACAAATGGACCACCAGGCTCTTGAAAAGGACCATAGGTATTTCCCAATAGTTGAGCAAGAAGAGGATAATCAATCGCTCTTAAAGTTTGACCTCTACAAACCAAATATCCTCTCGGTATACCAGAATCAGTAATTGTTGTTGTCGAAGAAGATCCTGTCCACGGCATAATTGTTCCAATTGGAACTGCCTTAGAAGCTCTTATCCTGTTATAACTTGCCATTTATCAGACCTCCATTAACCACCATCCTTGGACAGCAGTCGGAATACCAACCTGTCCGTTACTATCGGTTCCTCCAAGATAAATTAGTCCAAATGCGGCATTTGGTGTTTGAACAACCAATTCTCCAGATGGATATGGTGTTAATCTTCCACCAAGAAGTGTTCCTGTGTTGTCTCCTTGAATACGAACGCCAGAACTTTCAGCAGTTCTTAGAACTAGAGAAGTATTGTAGTTCAAGTTACCGCCAACCTCTACAATTCTCACAACATCACCAGTTACTGGTGCCGTTGGAAGTATAAGTACAAGAGTTTGTGATGCTTGTACATTAACCATGTACATTATATTTGGTATCAATGTTAGATCTTCTTCTGCTGAAGCAGCAGAAATGTATCTTGTATGTCTTGCTCCAGATGAAGTATAGAAATTCTCAAGGCCAAAACTATCAATCGAATTGTCTTGCTTAACAGCAAATTCTTTAGCGCCATTTATTCCAAGATTTTCAACTGATAGTTGCTTCAATGAAGTTGATGGAGCAGCAGATGGGATACCAGTAACAGTTAAAGTTTTTCTTGCTGTGACATTACCTAAGTTATCTGCTGAGAACGAAGGAACATATGAATATGGATCAGTGATTACGTTTTCTGGATCTTGACCACTGAACAAGAAGAAGTCACCACGAGCAACAACTCCAGCATCCCAAACAAGCAATCCTTGGTGATCAGCATGACCATCATCATTGACAAAACCAAATAATCTTGTCTGATTTACAGAATCATAAATTTCAAAATTACCACCAATTAACTTAACATCGCTAGCAATTTCCAACTTACCAGATCTGTATGGAATAGCACCATCAGTTCTCTGTTCGTTCATGGAGGTTTCGTGAACAACCCCCTGTAATCTACCTTCTACTGAAGCCCAAATTTGAGCACCACTGTTATTAGCAAGAGCTATCCATCCTTGATAATCGAGTTTTTGCTGTACAATATATCCTTTGTCAAGGATGATCGAACAATACTGAGAAGAACTTCCAGTAATAACCCTGGTTCTCATTTCCACATCAATAATGTTAGCGAACTCCTTATGTTTGATAACTCTTCTTACCACATTTCCAGTTGCGAACACGCTGTCGCCAGGAATAAATGAGGCACTTGTATCAATACCATCTCCAGGAGCAGCAACAACAATTGTTGGATTTGTTACATCAGTAATTACTTGAATTACTTTACCAATAATAAATCTTCCAACACCAGTTGAAGCAGCAGTTGGAGTTCCAATAAAGACCAAATCATCAATATCAAATCTTCCAGTTCCAACTCCAAGAGATTGAACAGGAACTTGAACTTGATTAGATGATCCGGTAGCAGTTGCTCTGATTGTTGTATCTGGACCACCTTCTGCCGCAATTTGAGGATCATACCAGTATCCATACGCCCTTGTAATGTTTCCACTATCAAAAGCAGTTACTATAGAAGAAGTTGTTGTATTTGTGGTGTTATTTCCAGAGAAAGCATATTCAATTTCAATTCTTCCATATTGTGATCCAATATGAGTAGTTCCAGTACAAGTATCAACTTGGAAAGTTGTAACTCCTTCACCATTTGTAATTTCAAATTTCTCATTTCTTCTAGCTTCAAATGTTGCGGAAATTGTTGAAGATCCAAGTGCTGGAGAATTCAAATAAATTTCACTGGTTGCTGTGTTAATTCCAGAAATCTTTGTATCTTTATCAAATTCAAGTGGAGATTGGTTTGTAATATTGTGTAAATAATCTCCAAGTCTAAGATCATTAATTGTCTTACCGACACTTGTTACTGTTACACCACTCAACACAGAAGATCCAGCTGTAGCAGTTGCTGTAAATTGTATTTTACTTAAGGTTCCACAACCACCACTTAGTTTAAGAGTAGAATTTAGAGTTAACTGTGATCCAGGAACATCTGGATTACCAATTAATACTTCACCAGTTACAGAGTTAACAACGAATACGTCATTCTCTTCACTAGAGCAATCGCTAGAAATTCTAAATTTCTGTACTTGTTGTTCTAATGGAGAAACAACCTTGATAACTTCTCCTTGATCAAAAATTCCATCATTATTTGTATCAGTTCTGTCAACAATTACATAATCGTTATTTGTTAAACTTCCGCCAAACTCAGCAAGATAGACATTATCGGTTGGTCCTGTACCATCAAGAGATTGTTCTGTCCAAGTAGAATCAAACTGAACATTAACCTTGTAAATTGGAGTTCTATCTGGGTGATTAGTTAGAACTGCTGTGAAAGTTCCAAGTGGGCGGCGCCTTACTTTGATGTAATATGGAGCAACGTTTGTTCTTACGAGTTCAACAACTTGTAAAATTTCTGGATGCCCGGAAGCAGAAACTGCGCTATTAATAATAATGTAATCATTTTCTACAAAGTATGGTTCTCCATTTTGCTTCAGTGGAGCATTAAGGAGTGGGAGATAATATAGGTCTCCAGTTAATGCTGGTAAACTTTGTGGTTCAACAACTGGAGTTCCACCAATGTTTAGTACTGGTGCTTGGAAAGTAAGACCTCCCCATGCTCCACTACCAGCAGTATCTACTTCATTATATCCTTCATCAGTGTTAGATTTGACTAAAACATTAACAATGTCAATATTTTTGTTAAATGTTGTTTCGTTAATAATTCCGTCTTGGTGGGCAGAAATAGTTGATCCAAGTTGACCTCTACTTCCAACAAATGAGAATGAAGCAACACCACCACAAATTAGAACATCGCCATTAAATTTAGCAGAAGCAATAACTTCTAGTTGGTTGTTAATCGTAGTTGTTCCACCCTGTCCAGCAATATTAATTTCAGATGCGTTAAGAGCAAAATCAATTGTAGATGCTGATCCAGAATCAGAGAAGAAGCTAACAGTTCCAGCAGTTGTTGAAAGTCTAACTGTGTCACTAATTGTTCTTCTTGCTCCTAACTGGAAGTCACCGTCAACTTTAAAGGATTTTGTCTTAATTCTAGTGAACGACTGAGATTCATTGTTTAGATAAGCACCACCAATCTCTACCTTACTAATTGTAAGAGCACCATCGGAAGGACGAGCATCTGGAGTTACACCAAGAGAAATGTTGCTGTGAAGACTATCACTACCTATTACAATGAACTGATCTTCAGATGTAGTATCTCCAATAAAGATATTTTCAACTTTGTTGCCAATATTGAGAGTTCCAGTAAATGTGCTGTCAGTTACAAGATTGAATGTACCAAGTGCTACATTGGTTCTAATTTCAGCAACAGAGCTAAGAATAGATCCATTGCCATGAACTTCAATATCACGCTCAAATCTTACATCTTCAGTGAAACGAGCATCACCAACAACAACCAATGCTCTATTGAGTTGTTTTGCTGTTACAGTCTCATCTGTGTTGATACCAATTCTACCAAGGTTGTTTCCTCTTCCAGCTTCAGTAATAGCAACTGTTCTGGTATCTACTCTTAGAGTGCTATAGTTTGTTGGAGCAAGACTATCGCCACCAACAACAAAAGCATCAGAAATAGCATTGAATGTTCTATTTGTTGGATTAGCATTTGCTAGGAAGTTGTTTGGTGCGGTAGAAAGAGTTTTGCCGCTGATATATCCCTTACCAACAACATCAAGGTTAGCACGAGGATCTGTTGTGGCAGGATCAACAAATGCGTTGGTGTGTGCTGTATGTGGAGCACGAGCAATTGTGTTAATACCTAACTTGTAGTTACCAATATTTTCTGTTTCTGTTCTGAGAGCTTCGGCACCAATAACTCCAATTTCTTTCCAAGAAGCATTTGAAAATTCAATGCTTGGTGGTGTAGCACCAACAGCAGTTCCAGCAATAATATCTGCCCAATTTTCTACTGCCTGTGGAATTTGATCAATTACTTGGAAGTGAACATAGTTATTTGTTGATGAGAACGCATCACCAGGAGGTGAATAAACAACCCAAGTTAGATTTAGTCTTGGATCATAATAGAAGTTATTAACTCTGATCTGAGAACCAGAGGTAATACCAATATCCTGATTGCTAATATTAACACCAGTGTCAGCAGACTTAAAGGTTAGTTTAACTACATTGCTTCCATCAAAAGTAATCGTGAAGATACTATTGTTAGGAATTTGCTGATAGTAGTTTGCTAAAATCCAACCAAACGATCCTGTCTTACCAACCTCAAGACCTTTAATAAGAACATCACCTGGGCGAGGAGTTACACCACCATAAGTTATAAACTGTGCTGAAGAAATACGAGTTCCGCCTTGAGCAATTAGAGCAGTTTGATTTGGAGTGATGTTTGAGGGAATTCCAGCAGATGTGTGGGTCTGGAACATATATGCCTGACCATTTCCTCTCGCATTAAATCCAAATACAGCAGATTGAACTCTGTTTTTGCTGATACGAATATCACCGTTTGTTGGTGGTCTAAATGCTGTCCTATCAAGTCCTTCGTCTTGCTCCAACTGTGTTACAGGATCAACAGAAGAAACATTTGAACGAATGATGAGAACATCACGTTGCTGTGTAAGATCTTCATCTTGAACAGCAATTACAAGAGGTGCCTCAACAGAACTTACAAGTGATCCATCACCACCAACGATTGTAATATTTTGGTTGAAGGTAACAGGAGTATCAAATGTTGTGACAAGACCGCCAATAACATCGTTCTCGTCACCATCATCAGCAAGAACAGCAGCATCAATGAATGTCTCTTCACCAGTGATAGCATTAATTCTTCTATTACCGATGTAGAGGTCACCCTGAGAGTTGATACCTGTGTAGAAGACGATACCAGCATCTTGCTTCTTAGATTGAGCATAGAAGTCCTGATCTGGTGTTAGAACGACTTCCTGACGAGCTGGGAGACCAGTGGAGTAGTTACCAGGACCGAAACCAAGGTATTCAAACGTGTGGTTACCAGCACGAGCAATAGATGGTCTGCGAAGTTCAACATAGTATCTCTGATCAGACAGAACACTGCTATTACCAGCGATTGGAATGAGACGATCTTCTGAACCAGAAGTTGCGTTACCATCCTGTGCTTGAATTGCGTTTGCTCCGGAGTATTCATTTTCAATGAAAGCACTCTGAGTGATAAGATCTTCAACAAGTTCTCTTGTTACGGAGTTCTTGTAGTCATTAACAGTAACAAGACCATGTGTATAGTTGTCAGCAGCAGAGAATGCCTGTGGTGGGTCAATTAAGGCAGCATAGTAATTCTTCTCTTCATTTGTTGTTCCGTTCTTCTGGAACCAAAGAGGATCATTTCTGTAGTTTAGAGGATACAGTCTGCTGACTGGTTGTGAGAACTTGAAGTTCTTGAAGTTGTTGATAACTCCAGCACCAGTTGGGAATGGAGAAATGTTACCGCGAAGAGCTGTGAGATAGTAGATACCATCTTGCTGTCCAGCAATACGACGTTGTAGGGTCTCAGAAGCGAAGATGTAGAATGTATCTTCAATGATGCCAGCATCAGCAACGCTTTCGACGTAGTACTCAACACCAGCATCGTCCTGAATACGATCACCAGGAGTAATCGTATAAACGTTAGCACCATTCTGTCTCCAGTAGTATTCTGGATATCCCTTACGAATGAGTGTCTTGAGTGGCAACGATTTGCCCATATCCTGATCTTCAAGCATATCTGCGAAGACCGAACCTTGAGTAAATCTTACATTGTCATACTCGCTGTACTCTAACTTGCCACCGCGAACGTTCTTGATGATTAGATAGTGATCGCCACCAACACTATAGTATGCGTGAATGTTAGCAAGACCAGAAGAATAACCAGAGAAACTGACTTGGTTAGCAGTGATGCTTTGTGTCTTGTTGGTTACAAACTCTCCACCTTGAGGAGCAGTAATCTTTACCGTCGTAAAGATTTCGTTTCTTAGACCAGGGAAGTTTGTAGCATCTACAGCATGATCATAAACAGTAAGTTCAAGATACTTGATGTTTGGATTGAGATCATCTGCTACATAACGACCACTCTGAATAGTTGCTTGAATACCAGATGTAAAGCGAGCAAAAGCACGATACTCAATACCTTGACCTGTTAGATCCTTCTTGTATGGATCGTATGCGGCATCTTCATTAAGATTATTTGTCGCAAACTGTGCTGCTGTATAACCAATGTATTCACCAGCTTGAACTGGGTTTTCAAATCTCGCACCATATACCGATCCAGTAACTGGCTTAAGAAGAACTTTCTGTGGAATTAACTTACGAGTATCGTCAGTTCTTGTCTTAAGGACAAATCCGTTGATAGGATCTCTTGCGTTCTCAAGATACTTAGGAATGACATAACGGATCTTGTATGTTCTGTCATCTGCTTCTCTTGTATCTTCAAGACGCTCATACCACATATCAGTGGTTCTTGGTCTGTCCGAATAGTCAGACTGATGTAATCTCCAGAAAATATTTTCTTCCTGAACTGAAGTTGGTTGAGCAGTTACTTGATCCTTACACTGAATATACCACTTACCAGTGCTTGATACAGCATCAGTAAATGCTGGATCAAACTTCATTGGCGATCTACGCTTGTTCGCAAATACATCAAAGACAAGTCCTACCTGACCGGAAGCAAATGTAATTGGATTTACATTGTTAATCGCATCAGCATGTGTCTTGTGAATGGTAAATACTTTGTCATTTTGATAACGAGCAAAGAATTCAATCTGAGGATTAATTCTTCCTACGTTTGCGTTCTGTGGATTTGTAACAGCAACGGTAGCATCGTTAGAATAGGTTGATGCTACAAGAGGTAACTGTCCACCCTCAACTGCCCTAAAGAATACTCTATGTGGAGTTGTGGAAGCAGATGGAACGTCAAAGATGTGTGATACGTCAGTCTCAATACCAGCATTAACACTGTTGGTTAGATTACACTCATAGCTATGTAAAGTATACTTATCATCAAGAACAAATTGATAGAGGTCAATTTCTACGTTAGGATCAATGCTTGATGTTTCCGACGCATAGATGTAGATACCAGCAGCAGCATTCTCCTTAGAAGTTGCCAACATCAACTTGGTCTGATCACTTCCATTGAAGAAAGTTGTTGTGCTGTAATCTTCTGGTTGAGTTCTTCTACCAGGAGCAATCACATAATAAGTTCTGTTTGTTTCAAATCCTTTTGGAAGTCTGATAAGACGCTTATCAACTTCAACATACTTACCAGTGTCAACATCAAAACGAGGACGTGGAACAAGTCTTACAGGAGTTCCAGTCTCAAAGTTGTGAGCATTGGTAGAACCATAACCAGTTGTATCAATTGTAAAGACAGTCGCTCTTGAAGAAAGAAGTGCTGTATTTACAGTCTGTTCTTGACGAGCAACTGTTCCAAGACCGCTGTTGATGATTGTAGTGATGTTTCCAACCAAAGTTTCAATTGCGTTGGCAACACCAGCACATTCTCTCTGTGTTGGAGCAGAAGGTGTGTATGCTTGAGTATCTTGAATAACATCTGGATTAGATGCTTCTGGTCCTACAGTAACTGTCTTAGGTAGAATATTTGCCCACTGACCTTTTTCAAATGTGAAGTATAGTTTGGTTGTAGTGCTGTTCTGTAGAGCATTTACTGTATTGCCAGTGGTAAGTCTTGCGTTGGCAACACCCAATTCAATTTGAGTATTGCTTACAATTCTCTTAACAAATGTATCTTTAGGAATATTGCTGTAAATAGCAACAGCATTAGATTGTAGCAATCCATTGACATATGGAGTTGGAGATGTAGCATACTCAACAACTCTCATACCAATGACAATACCACGAGTATCAGCAACATTAACAATTGCTGAACCAGATGTTGTTACACAGTTGACAGCAAGAACATCAAAATTACGCATCGCAGCAGTTGCGAGCTGACCAACATAGTTCCAAGCATCAATTGTTTCTGGTTTTTCTCCATCAATATAAGTTAGATTATTTCCAACATAGTATGCTTCACCTGCTTGAATGCTATTGATGTTACCACCAAGTCTAAGGTCATTAACAAGAGCATCAACAATATATGATACGTCACGATAACACTTAGATTGAGTGGCATTAACAATGAAGTCACCTGGATTTGCTGTTGGTAGACCAGCAAGAGATCCTGTGCTGATCGCATCGGTAACAATATCAAATAGGTTCTCAATGGATGAACGAACGTTGGCACAATCCCACTCTCCATTGCTGAGAGGTGGAAGAGAATTGAGATTACCAGCATAAAGACTATCAACAACAATGCTGATCAGAACATCAATTGTTGCTAAAACATCAGAGCAATTACCAAGGGCATAAGTTGTTGGTTGTACTGGAGCGGTTCTGGTGATGCCAGTTAGATTGCCAACACCACCATCATTACCGATTGCTTGAATGATAATACCAAACAGAGTATCAGTAGCAGCAATCGCAGATCCGCACTTAGGTAGAAGTTCATCAGCATCCCAGTCATGAGTTTGAGTGAAATCAAATACCTGAGTTTCGTTATTTCCTGCTGTTGGTGTTACAGCGACATTGTTGATAACATCAATGGTTACTTTCTTTGCTTCTAAGAATACTTTAGCAGCTTCATCACGCTCAGCATCAATAAATGTCTGAACTGGTTGACCATTGAATACGTTTGTTACATAAACAAGAGCAGCATCATAGGTCTTAGAGTTTCCACCAAACTTAATATCATATGCGATTTGATCTAATACATCATAAACATCGTCAAGACAATCTTGCTCTGTATTGCCAGTTTGTGGAACATATGAAGGATATGCCAACTTCATACGCTGATATGCTTCTTTCGCAATAAACTTCTTGTTGTCCATAATGGTCAAGAAGACATTGCTATGAATGTCAGAGAATACTGCTGGTTCTTCAGTATTATCCAGTGTGATTGTTAGATCTCTATCATAGTACTGATTATTTACAGCACGGTTCATAAGATCCTGTGCTCTTCTAAATGCTGTAATGGAAGGTCCAGTTTCTCCAGCAACACCGTTTGTAAGCAGAGTTGTTGCGTTGGTGAAATATTCCTTCGTTGCTGCGATAGTATACTCGTTACCACCAAACCAAAGGTCTTGAGCAACAGCATCAACAATGTGACCGATATCTCTACGGCACTTAGTTTCACCAGTCAAGAATGTTCCAGCATTCTCAGCAGGAAGAGAGTTTAGGTTACCAGCAGTTACAGCAGCAGTGACAATACCAGCAAGAGTTGTGATTGCTGACTGAACGTTAGCACATGAAGTTGGATCTACATTACTACCAGTCGCAGGATCGGCAGTGATTGTGAGATCCTTATAGTAGAGTTGATTGGTGATTGCTCTACGCATGAACTCAGCAGCTTCATTGAATGCTGTATTGCTCTGAGCAGTTTCTCCAACTAAACCGTTGCTGATTGGAGTTGTGGCATTCGTGAAATACTGTTGAATGAAAGTTCTGGTGTGCTTGTTACCGCCAGTGAATACGTCAACTGAAATCGCATCAATAAAGTATCCAATGTCACGAGCACACTTCTTCATACCAGCAGGAGCAGATCCTTTGTTGATTTGAAGAGGAAGTGAATTTAGATTGCCATCATTAATAATTGTTGTGATGATGCCACTCAAGGTATCAATTGCTGAACGAACGTTAGCACATGAAGTTGGATCTGTATTGCTTCCAGTCGCAGGATCAGCAGTAATTGTAAGATCCTTAACTGTAAGTTGGTTGGTGATAGCAGACTTCATCAAAGTCTTTGCTTGGTTGAAAGCATAGATGCTTTCTGTTACTTCGCCAACTAAACCGTTGCTGATTGGTGTTGTAGCATTTGTAAAGTATTCAGCAGCAAATCTGTATGAATACTCGTTACCACGAATGAAGAGGTCAAGCGAAACAGCATCAACAAAGTATCCAAGATCTCTCTTACACTTTGTTTCAGTTGAAGCAACACCAGGATATTGTGTGACCATGTTGGTCCAAGCAGTGTTGACAATCTCTGTCTTGTTCTGTTGGATTAGACGGTAGCTATCATAGAAACGCGAATCTGCTGTTGTTTGTGCGTCACCAGGGAAGTAGAAATCTGGATAATCAACCGCAATCTTCGCAAGTGCTCTATCAGCAATCTCTTTGCTGTTACGACGAATGAGACGGAACGCATCAGCAAAACGTGATTGTGCGTTGCTCTGTGTATCACCAGGAATGTAGAAGTCTGGATGATAAACAGCAATCTCAGCAAGTGCTGCGTCAAGAATGAACTCTCTGTTGTCAATAATTCTATTGCGAGCATCCTTGTAGCGACCAGCAGGATCTTGCTTATTCGCAGCATCAACAGTTACACCTTCACTGTTCAATCCAAGTGCTGCTGAACCAGTGCTACCAGCAATTACACCATAAGGAGCTAGAATACTGGTTGGATCTGGATCATAAATGTCTGCCTTTACAGTGAGTAGGTTAGCAACTGCTTTCTTACATAGATCTCTTGCTCTATTGAAAGCAAATACAGCATAGTTCTCTTCGCCCACCAGACCGTTCTGTAATGGCGTTCCATCGCCATTGAAGTAGAACTTGGTAGCTTCAATCGTATTGAGGTTTCCACCGTCTCTGAGGTCTTCTGCGATGGCATCAACGATGAAACCAATGTCACGCTTACACTTACCATTCGCAACACCTTGGATATTACCAATACCAAATGTATCAACCATCTGCTGGAATGCCGTATCAACAATCTCTTGACGATTGTTGAGAATTAGATTACGAGCATCAAAGTAACGACCAGCAGCAGGATTTAGACCAGGATTAACATAAGGAATGTTCTGAAGTCTTGGATACTTTTCAAGAATATATCCAAAAACTTCCTCTTGGATCATTGTGCGATTGCTTTCAATCAGATTAGCAGCATCAGCATAGACACTATTGATTGAAATACCGGTTGGATTGAGAATAGATCCTTTAGCAATATACTTTAGGAAACCAGTTGGTTCTAATTCAACATTAAAGATTTCTCCAGTTCCTGGTGCTGGATCAAGTTTTACATATAGTTTGTCACTTGATTTCGCACCAAGTCTGTAACCATCAATTGTAGCAGCAGGTCTATCAGCAGGAGTAATGATGTCATCACTGCCCAAGAATAGTTTTGTATAGTTGTTAGGGTTCTGAATAGTTCCCTGAATATCAACAGTATAATATGCGATCTTCTCAATATTTTCAGATCCTTCAACTGCTCTCTTTGGTGGAATAATATCAGTAATGTATCCACCTTTATCTTGGTTGAAAGCAAATCCTTTGAAACCAATTGCGTGTAGAGATGTATTACCAAAGTTTGAGTTGGAGTTGGTGATGGACATGTCTCCACCACTTTCCATTAAGAAGTGATCCGCAAAACCAACCGCGAAGATAGAAACGTTCTGAATGAATGCGTCTTCTGAAGCACGAACGTGGAAGTTTCTCCACTCATCTTTCCAGTAACTGTCGCCCTTTGCGTGATAAGGAACCGTAGCAAATGCGTCAGTCAGTGATGCCTGGTTCCAAGTGTTTGAATACTCGTCGTAACGAATGAATGCTCTATCGTCTTTCTGTAGAGAAACACCAGTATACTGAGCAATAACCATGGATCTAAATCCAGTGGCTTTTAGACCATTTGCCCAGATACCACAGATACCCCAGGTAGAACGAATTGAAACGTTGAAGACGTATGGAGAAGCAGATTCGACGCTATCAACCTCAGCAAGAGTTTGTGCGTTTTGTCCAAGAGCAGGAGTTGTATCTACACTGATTGTTTGTCCTGATACAATATTATTGCCAATTCCACCTACAACGAAAGGAACTTCGTATGTGAATTTACGAGGATCGTTTTCATCAATTTCTTTGATTGGGAAAAATCCTTCAAGAACATCATCAATGTTGGTGTTTGAAATTGAAACAAACTGACCAGCAAAATATCCGTGATCAACTTTGGTTGTTACTTGAACTTCCGTTGTTGAAGCAGGAATACTTGGATCAGTTGTCGCATCGACAAGTTTCAAACTTTCAATAACACGACTGTCAGAAAGAGGTCCAACAATTCTGTTCTCTTGAATACTGAAATCAAACTCACCAGGATCGTCAATTGTTGGTTGATATGCTGAGAATGCCTTAGCAATCTTTCTATAGAACAGTCCTAGCTCTTCACTATCAGCATATTCAAATACTGTTAGTTTGTGGTGAGAATAGTTAGGAGCAGTAAGTTTGGTGAAGTCAGTTGGATCGTAATAAACTTCACCAGTTCCAGCAGCAGAGTTGTAAAGAGGTGATTCTGAAGTTGTCTGACCATCTTTAATCGTAAACTGCCAGAAATAGCAACCACCAGTTACATTGAAGATCGCAGAACGTGGAACAGTAACAGATGCTGGATCTGGAACGTAGAGAGGTCTGATCGTTGTTCTACGAAGATCATAACCAACAAGTGATGAACCACGAGGAATGATCGCACCACCTTCAGTGTTGTTAAACTTATAAAGTACGTTGTTTGGATTTGAAATATCAAGAATGCTATTATCAGTCCAAGCATTCAGAGCTTGATCAAAACCAAATACATCAATGCCAGTAGTATCTACAAGACCAGGACGGTTGTCAATATAGTGAATACCAGGCATCAGCATGATGCTGAACTGGTCAAAACGGTCATTATCCTTACCAGGAAGATAAGAATATCTTGCGATTTCTAAGAAAGCACGTTGGATACTTTTGAAAGGGGTGATTGGTGAATTACCTCTGTTCGATAACGCATCTGTTGCGTTAAAATCATCAGGCGAAACATAAAGATACTTACCAGTTTTTGAACTGATAAGGTTATCCAGACGTGTTAATGGCATGATTAATACTGACCCGTAGATTATGATTTATCCTTGGATTTATTTATACGCCAGGATCGTAGTTGTTCCGCAATATTAGAATTCTTGAAATTTCTCTAAGGCAAATAAAAATATAATTAAACTGTTCTTTCCAGGTTACATCTCCGCGAATTTTGTCTAACATATTTTTCTCCAAAACTCCCCCACCTGGACTCGAACCAGGAACCCCAGAGTTAACAGCTCCGTGCTCTGCCAATTGAGCTATAAGGGAATGAAATTAGGACTGTTTGGTGTCCATTAGATATTCTACAGTGTTTGCTATATCATTCATAGCATCACGTAGATGTGGTTGTTGTCCGCTTTCCTGACGAACAATTGGTCTATGATCATCTGTAAGTGACCAGCGCCATTGTTTCATTATAGCACAGTACCACAGATTAATTTTCATTTTTGAAACTTTCCAATCGTAACCAATTAGCGAGGGCGTTGAGTTGCATTCTTTTGTCTTCAGTGAAATCATGTTGTTTATTGAAAAGATAGAAATCAATAGCCTCTAGTGCTAGTTGTCTGTCTGCTTGTGAAATGAGTGACATAGTGAGTATAAAGAACTCATGGAGAATAGGAGACTCGAACTCCTGACAGCCTGCTTGCAAAGCAGGTGCTCTACCAACTGAGCTAATTCCCCTGGGGGCGGGAGTTGGATTTGAACCAACGACCTGCGGCTTATGAGACCGCTGAACTACCAGACTGTTCCATCCCGCTATAAGGTGCCGCTAGTGCCAGCGGCACACCAGGCACTTGGTTGTTTCGGATATGATGATCCCGAAACATATGATAAGATCGGATATTTCCAACCTTATCAAAGCCCAAGGTCGGACTTGAACCGACGACCTACGGTTTACAAAACCGTTGCTCTATCCAGCTGAGCTACTCAGGCATTCTGACAAATTTAAATGCTCCCCAATCAGATCCCCATATTTTAGCATGAGTTTCGGCATGAAGACCACGATCAACTACATGATATTCAGTTTTAGTGAGAGTGACTTCGTTTTGAACATAGGTTTTTACACCCTGCCAATCAACCCAGCACTCACAGGTGGAGGTGCCACCTTGAAACATTTCAGGTCCCGTCTGCGTAATAATAATATCACACCCCTCTCGGTATGTCAAGATGTCATCTGTGATAAGATCAAGATTTTGACATTCAACAAACCGTTTTGGATCTTCAATCTCGTAATTCTTGAGACGGAACTGACCCTTCTCAATCACTACATCAATTACAAACTGACGATATGGGTTATTTAGAAGATAGTTATAAGCTTGTTCACCATAGAAGCGATAATCGGAAATTTTCCGATGTTGTACCCGAATATGAGCATAACGAGTTGGATGAGATTGTGCTTGATGTTTATTGGCAAAAGTGCCTTCAAGATATTCAAGAAACTGGTTCATCTGGCAAAACTTCGGGATTAACTAAGTCCAATTCAAATAACACTGGATGGCATTCTTCAGCAATAAGATAGTCAGAATAACGAAAAATTTCGTCCATTGTATATTCTTGATTGAGTGCTGCTTCTGCCAAGATCCATTTGTCTTGTTTTTCCTGTTCTTCTAATATATCAAATGCGAACGGAATATTCTCAATATAATACATCAAAACGGGTTCATTGTCAACAAAGACATGCTTCCGAGTGATTGTATATCTGAAAACTGCCATTACATTTGATCTCTCAAAATTTCCTGTTACTATTTAACAGGAATACCCGTGGTCGGATTCGAACCGACACTGGAGGGATTTTAAGTCCCCTGTCTCTGCCGTTGGACTACACGGGCATAGGTGCTCCTTGAGGGGATCGAACCCACCTTAGCCGAATTATGAGTTCGGTGCATTCACCAGATTGCTAAAGGAGCGATGGGGATGCTGGGAGTTGAACCCAGACTAACCCGTTATAAGCAGGCCGCTCTAACCATTAAGCTACACCCCCATGGGGTTCATATACTTAACAGTTTTTTCTTTAACGCCTGACGACGTGCTTTTGCTTGGCGTATCGCCTGTGGTTTCAGACTACGCTTCTGCTGCTTTTTGCTGTGATGCTGCCAGTTGGGAAGCGTAGTCATTGTTCTCTGGTGTTCTGTATGTATGTATAATACCCGATTATTGGGCGTTCGTCAAGGGCAGTGTGACAGTTGCTTTTCTGGCACTCTGCTGGGCAATAAATGCCCGAAGCTCTGGGCTTTCTTCCCATTCCCAGGTACGACCTTTCTTATCAATCCATTGCTTTTTAGGATTACTCATACTCTAATTTCCTCTGAACTTTGGACAGAGTTATTGTACTCGGTTTCTGAGGTTATGTCAAGGGGTCAGTTGAGCAGGATCAGAGCACCTTTGATTGATACATCTGCTGTAGCAGTGATATTGACATCTGTTCCAGAAATAATATCAATACTTCCTGCGCCAGAACTAATCAGAATATCTCCAGTAGCAGATGCCAAATCAATACCAGCAACGCCATAACCATAAAATCCACCGGTTGTTGCCGTAAATGTAATATCTTCTGTAGCAGCAGTAAATCTAATGCCACCAAGAAGTGTGCTAACTTGATATGTTTCTGATCTATCTTTAATCAATGGAGGAACTGGTTTACCGCCAGCAACAACCTGTTGAGATGCTCCACCAACCCACTGTTTATAATCTCCAAGTATTTTCCAATTCACATGACCAGGAGAAACCCAGTTGACTGAAGCACGAGGATCAAATTGTAAGTTGGTTGTTTCGGATGCTCCAAAAGTCATCTTTTGACCAGATACAACTTCCTTATCATTTGTTGTAACTTTTTCTACATTTCCAGCGTATAATTCAATACTACCAGCACCATTATTAGCTTGTATTTTTACTGTTTGACCTGCTAAAATAAGTTCTTCTGCGGCAGATATAATAATTTTTTGTGCGTAAATGTGCCGTTCACTTCCAGTAGCACTTTCAATTACATCACCATAAGCAATAATGTTGAGTGCTTGCCCCTCTCCATCAGTTCCAGCACTATATTCAATATCAGTTCTTTCAAGATGTTGTTGTTGCTGACCGTATGTTTTGATTGATAATTTGCCACTACCAGCACCAATTTCAGGATCATGAATTCCTGTTACAATCTTAATGCTACCAGTATTATCAAATGTAATAAATCCATCACTTGGACCATCAATACGCAAAGCACATGTCTGCCCATCAGGAAACATTCTTTCATAGATTTCAGATCTAGTTAGAGCTCCTTTATACCAAGTGTTGTATCTTGGTTTATCAGTTAATTCCTGAGTTTCATCTGGTGTAGTTGGTTTTGCTGGACCATTTGTGTATAAGGTATCATATACTCTTTTACTGGCAGCATAAGAATAATTCGTCATGGGCAATCAACGTAACGTCCAGTTCCAATCTTCGTAGAACCAATGGTGGATAGTGCTTCTGTATCTAGGCAAGCAAGAGATGGAAGAAGTTTTGCTCCATATCCACCGCCACCAACAACAACGATTTCTGGGAATTTATCAAAAGTTCTTGTTCTGTCTAAAACTCTTGCTCCGATCACAAATCCATTGTCATCAAGCAATGCTTCGGCAACACCAAGTTCACCATTCACATACAAATCTGGAGTTTTTGTATATCCAATGCCTGGTCTAATCACAGTAAAAGCATCAATAATACAACGGACACCATTATCTGTTGCTAAGTTTTTACGATAACCGTAACCACTTGACTTCACACGAATTTCTGTAATAAATCCATTTTGATCTAAAAGTGCGGTAGCAGTGGCTCCAAATCCTTCCCCACCAATGAACACATAAGGAGGTTCTGCCCAGGGAGAACCAGAATTATCAATTGGTATCTCAATAATTCCACCATTATCATCAGTAATAATTTTGTTTGTATCTACTGTTGGTTCTACAAATCCTGTAAAGACAGTTTCTGGACTGTCGCCAACTGATGTATCAAAATCTTCAAGGTTTGCTCCATTTCCATCATTTGGAAGAATTAATACACTCACAGCAGCGCCAGTGCCATTGATTGTGAATGTTAATGTCTCTTCATCCTCTGGTGTGTTGTCTTCTTCTATTCCAACTGTTACATAGGCAATGTTGTTATTGATAACAAAACTTCCCGTAAGATTTCCTCCAATAATATCTTCTGATGTTATACCATCGCCAGATAATGTATAATAAGCAATTGTGCCACTCTGTACATTTGTTGTGGTAATTGTATAAATGACGAACTCTCCTTCTTTAACTGTGCTTCTATCTGAAGTGACCTTATAAGTAGGACTTAATTCGCTGTTTGATTGTGAAGGATCTTTGGTTCCAGGACCATCAGTTAGAATATCAACTTCATCGGGAGGAAATACATCAGGAAGTGATCCTGTTGGGTTTACATCTTTTGGTACATATGGATTTCCTGGTTCTAAAATATTTCTTTCAACAATACGACATCTGCCAATGTTCTTAGCAAAGTTAGTTTTTATTCCTCCAGTTGGAGTTGGTGTATTCAATGAAAGGGAAATAAAGAAATCTTCATCACTTTCTGATTGAACATTATAAAATGTTTTGATTGTGATTTGTTTTGTTGTTTCATTTGGAGCAAATCCTAAAATTCCCTGATCAGAATAATAATCTGTTCCTGGTGTAGCTGTTCCTTTCGTTAAAGTTTTGTATGTAACAGAAGAAGATCCAACAGTGTATCCAGATCTCGTCACCGTAAATGTGGCATCCCCTCCCTCTTCAACTTCAATATCATCAATTGTATAATTGATTTTTGGTGCTTGAGTTGTAGATCCACTACCTCCTGGCAATGGAACACCGCCAGTAAAACCAATTGTAGTAATTGCTAATGGACCACCAGCATATGCTTCAGCACATGTGTATTGTGTATAGTCAGCACCAGTTGCTGGAAATAGATTATCAATACTGGACAATAATCCATCTAAAAAGTCTTCGTCATTCTCTCCTTCTTTCTTACTTCCGTCAACACAGACACGCTTGTATTTCGCACAAGTTTGATCTGGACCAGAACAAGAGATACCAAGCAAGTTTAATACAAAGCTGATTGCTCCGCCAATAATATCTAATGGTCCAGCAATTGTTTGTAAGATTGCTTGTAGCGGACCCAAAACAGCATCTAACAATTCATTCATTAACGAATTTATCTTAGAAAGAATGCCGTTGACAAGTGTATCAATCTGACAAACAGCAGCACGATAAATCTGATTGACAAGATCCATCAATACATTTGTTAACCACTCCGCCAAACGATCTCCAAGATCTGCCATTCTACATCCAAGATCTTTCAGAAGATTGTTAAACCATTGCGTTACTGGTGTTAGAACATTACCTTCTTCTGATGGATAAATTAATGCCTTGATTAAATCGTTGACTGCTGCTTTCAATTTATCAATAATAAATCCTTTAACTTTAGCAATGAAATGGTTGATTACTCTCAAAAATTTGTTAATATATCTTCTTACAATATTAACACTGCTATAAACTACTCCCGTTGATTTGTTAATAAGATATGATCCGATGTTTCCACCGTTGTTCTTCAATTCATTGAATAACTCAGAAAGAATACTTGTTGCTTTTGTTTTGATGTCTTCTTTAGAACACTTTTCTGCGACTGTTTGGCACCAGTTTTCTCTATTTGGTCCTTCGTTTGTTCTTGGAGATACTGGAACTCTTGGTTTACCATCTTTTCCTATTGTACCGTCTGGTAATCCACCAGTGCTTTTATTTGTCTCTGATGATTGACCGCCTTGTGGATTTTCTGGTGCTGGTAGCCCATCTGTTGCTGGATTTACCGTTGGTGGAATAGCAGTTATAAATGGCAGATCATCTGGTCTGGCATTTTTAACGATCGTTGTAGCACCAGGAGTTTGACCAATTGAACCCATGATGATAGGTTTTTGTCTTTCTGGATCTAAGTAAAATCCAACAACCCAACATCCTGGTTTTAGTTGTGAGTTTGCTCCACCTTCATTTCCTGGCATGAATGGAACGTTCACAGGCATCATGACATTACACCATGGCAAATCCTTAGTCGGCAATAACTCAAAGCTCTGTGGATGCTCGCCAACAATTCTTACCTTGTAGCGAGTTCCTCCCTTGTTATTTGGTTCATCAGCGGCAGTTCCTTCTACTTGACCTACCCACCAATTAAAACCATCGCTTCCAATTCTGTTAATTGGATATATTTGAGCTAATGCCTGATCCATATCACTCAGCTATCATAAATTTTACATTCTGGAGCATCTGGATGAGCATCACAAAATAGATCCAATGCGGTTGGATCTTCATGTTTGTCTGGATGATTTTGTTTGTAAGCTTCCAATGCTGCTAACTCTTCTTCAATGTGCCTACGTGATTGTGACGACGTTTGTGGATCATCAAGAATTAATTTGTCTCTCTCTATATGTTGATCAATACTATCCATATTGGTTACCTGCCAATACATTATTTAGTGCCATGCTGTGATACTCGGTTCTTAATTCCATGAGTATCTCTAGCAAGACGAAGGGTTGTGGTAAATCTACCGTTTGATCCAACCAATGTATTGTATTCGTGAGTTACTTCCATGACAAGATACACACCACTGTTCTCTGGATCAAAAGGATCTTTCTTGGCAGTCTCTGATGGTAACTTGTTAATAATTCTGATATCTACCTTATCTCCCGCACAAATCTTTGAGTTGCCAGGAATAACCGCCGTTGCTGTCTGATTTGATAAAGTATCATATCTTACGATTGACTGAGCAGCAAATTCTAAATGTCTATCAGCATATGGAGAAGGACTGGTGCTTCCATCTTTATCATATGGAGATGCTGGAGTTTGATCGTTATACCAAGTTTCATGATCTAACAAGAATGACATTATTCCAGTTGGATAATCTGCCAGAGTTTTATTGTTGCCAACTTTGATTAAAGATGGTTCTTCTTGACTTCCAAGATGCTTCATATCTTCAAATGCGTCTTTCATACTATAAACATACTCATCATACTGACCAGTTGAATGATTGAAGAAACACATTTTCGTTGAATATCTTCCCATTCTGAGACCAGTAATCAAATCAATTTCAGATCCGTAAGTTATGCTTGAAATTGTAAATCTGTCATCTGCTCCATCTGATTG